AGGTAAGCGACCAGTAGCCCCCAGCAACGGTAGCGTGTGCAGTTCCCTGATTTGATGAGCCATCAAAGATACAAATGCCGACAAGAAATGTGCTTGCACTCGTGAACATACCGTAGGCACTACCACGGTATTCGCCCGCTCTCGGTATCGTCAGAGTCGGGCTACTAAGTTGTCCCCATGCCGTATAAGGGATTGTCTGATTTGGCGCGCCAGTAAGCCAGGGTACACCACCAATAAACTCCCATTTGTATGCACTCGACGAACCAGCGTTGTATCTGAATCGCCAATTGTACGAAGGGTTGGACAATGAATCTACGAGTACGTATTCCTGCCCGTCATATGGCGACGTTGGCAACGTCAGACCTTGGGAGGTAACCGGAGCATGAGTTGCCGTCCACGTAGCCCATACACCATCTATACAAGCACGCTCCCAGGATTCTTGCATCTGATTCCCGCCTGTGGTATCGCGCGCAGCCCATACCATCTGACGAAGTGAATCGACTTTCTGAGGTCGAGCAGCATCGGGTTGAGCTACTTGTACGATCCCTACTAGAACAAAACCACCACCAGCTGGCGCATTCGCTCCTGAACCGCTATCCCAATAGAACCCTGGTGTGATCGCGTTGTTCCAGTCAGTTACCTGAGTACCAGTAAGCCCGAAGTTTGATGGTAGATCGGCTTGCGTGATTGGTTGCCATACTGGTATACCACCGACACCTTTGACCCATTGTCCATTTACGACAGGTGATGGAACACCTAGACCATTGCCACTGAACTGATTCGGTGTGACACCTACAGTACCTTCGACTACACACTGATACACGAAGTTGTCTGGCCCTACAACATAGTCACCATCGTGATATGTGTGAGCCGGATCGTACTGTCCTGTGTAGGTGATCTGCGATCCACTAGCCGGAGGAACTGCCCACTGTGTATCATAGTCAGCCGCAGATTTCTTTGAGAGCACAGTGTTGATTGCTCCACCAGTAGGCAATCCTGCTGTTGGGCCTGATGGGCCTGTTGGCCCTTGTGGGCCTGCTGGGCCTGTATTACCAATAGGCCCTTGTGGGCCAGTAGCACCAGTAGAACCTTGAGCACCTGGTATACCTTGTACACCTTGCGGGCCTTGTGAGCCTGTAGCTCCTGTATTACCTACTGGGCCTTGTGGCCCTGCGGGGCCTGTATTACCTGTAGCACCAGGTGGCCCTGCTGGCCCCATGATATTTGTCTCTTTAGTCCAAACGGTTGTGGTAGTCTTTTGATAGACGTCACCGTTGGAGTTGTTGAGATACATATCATTGACACTACCCAACGTACTAGCGGGAGCACCTGCGCCAGTATACCAAGTCGCGGCTTGTGCTGATCCACCAGCACCCTTCTGAATCGAGAAAACCACAACAAGCGTAGCTGCTCTACCAGGCGTCGCTCCTGTGCCGCTTGTGTTGACAATGGGGAATGTCCACCAAGTAGTGTGATTGACGGGATTGCCATTGACCTCGTAGCGTTGGACTTTGGTGGCATCACTCTGTTCTTGGACAATGATGTTATCACCGATGCCTACTTGAGTAAACACGTTTGTGTAATCCGTGTTACTCTGATCGTTCTTGCTGATGTAGACATTACCAGCTTTCGCCCAATCAACATTGTCCACGCGAATATCGCCGTTACCGGGATCAGCCGCAGTCGTGCTGTTATCGAAAGCCCAGTTACTCTGATAACGTGTGGTTAGCCCGATAACGTCGTCAGCCGTGATAGGTGCCCAAACTACCTGACCATTTTGACCGTGCAGCCATTGGTTATTCACGACAGGAAACTGTCCACCGTCCCAATCAACTACCCAAAACTCATTGCTGCTATCCAATATCACAGCACAGCTCATACCACGCTGAGGTAGAGTGAGCATGTCACGTATGGCGAAGCGGCAACCTTGCCATCTCAGATTTCCGCCATCAAGATCGGGAATGACAACATCTACCCGATCCTCGTAGCTTGCAGGATCTGAGGCGATCACGCCTTGCCACACACGCGAGGGAGTTGTGATGGAGTAGTTGTCAGTCTCGCTGTCGAGGTAAGTCATTAGCTACCATTCCATCCAATGTGAATGTGGTTACAATGCTCACCCATGACCGTAGGTGTATAATACGAATCCGGGTTCTCTCCACGAGGATCGGTAACGCACAGAGCTGTTAGCTGCATGTTCCGCTGGTTGCCATAGCCACCGCTGATTAGCTTCTTCGGCGCCAGATTACCAGTCAGTGAATGAAGCAGTGTATCCGCAGCTAGCACATTGTTGAAGCAAGTTTGACTGAGCGTGTTGATTGCCAGTCCCTTGAGACTTGACACATCAACGCACAGGCCAGCACTATGCCCGCCACCATCACAACTGTGGTCAGAGCAGAAAGCAAACGTACCCACAGGAGCAAATCCTTGCTCGATGAGATAGCAGACAATGGCGAATGGTCTGTAGTCCATGTAGACCTGTCCACCACACTGACTATTGACCATACCACCACCAGCCGCAGCACGGATATCAACTAGGTCACCTGGGTTATCAGCTCGATACTGACCAGAAGCGTAGTAGTCTAGCAGCTTCTGTGCGTATTCCATCATTCCTGCTTTACCACCAATAGCCACAGGAGCAGGCCCAACAGATGTGCCTTGCTTAGTCTTGGCACCACCGATGGGAGTACCAGTCTTGGATAGACTCGGAACCCAACCACTATTCAGGTTATTCAGATTGCCCTTAGCAGGATTAGGCTCGGGTAGCGCGGGATTCTTCTTGTTGAGCGTGATGGTGACATTCAGGTCAAACATGCCACGATCGTATTGACTGACTAGCCATCTCCCGTTGTATGGCCCCATATTCTCGATAATCACCACACTACCCGGTGGTGCTGCCCATCTACCAGCTCTAGCGGTAACAGTGAGAGTACCGGCTTTCTTGTTGGTGTGGTAGTCTCCGCTAACGTCCACGATCCCGTCATCGTATTCGTCTAGCGTAAGTAGTGGCTGCTGCTTGATGAGGTCATCATCGCTGATGTAGTAGAACGTGCCACCTACGAAGAATGCCTCCCAATTGACTTCCTTGGCAAGCCTCAGAATACACGTCCAACTGTCCTCAGGCTTACGAATCTTTTGACCCGAACGATCAATGACATTCCCACGCCAGAAGTAGAATGAGCCACCGGCAGTATCCATAGGACTCTGACCATTCACAGCGGTGTTAGCAACGACCGTTGACAGATCACCACCCACATCACCGAAAGCATTGACCCACTGGTTTGCTTCTTCGTAACGCAGTTGGTACTTGTATCGGTATTGCGCGGCAGGATTCTCAGTGTTGGCACACAGCTCACCATATGGCAAGCCAGGATTCTGTCTATCCTCAGCCATCAGGTGTTGATAGTAGATCCTCGCAGCCGTAGCAGGATTGGTGCGATCCGTGTATGATCCCCAAAAATACTGCATCTGGAAAAGACCAGCACTTGTGTTGTGTGCGGGATCATTCGGATCACCAGGATTGTTGATGAGCGTGCTTTCCACCATAGCTGACATGATCGCACAAACAATGAGTCTGCGAGTCACACCTGCATTCTTCATCTGCTGACCGACAGCTATGATGATCTGACCATTTCTCTCTTGCTCGCCACCTTTGGGAACAGGCGAACCTTCGATAGTCAGTCTACCTGGGAACGGCCCTACGTTGATACCAGGAGCATTTCCGCCGAAGCTAGGTAACGGTATGTGGAAGGTGTTGGTTACCTTCGGATTCTTCGGCATCCCCTTGACCTTCTGAACTGTCTGATCGAATCCGATGTTGTCACCATCGTAACGCTGCAATGGTTGGACAGTGTGTAGCTCGGGGATAACCACCGGAATCCGAAACTCCTTGACCTCGCGTATGAGGTTGAGGATAAACTCAGCGCGTGTGACTTTATCCCTGCTAGCCACTTTCCAGGTATTGTAGCTACGCAGGACAGCTATCTCACGATCCTCAAACGTGAGAGTTAGCTCGTCACCAGCTTTATCCACGCCTGCTAGTCTGAACCACAGACCATCGATCTGCACGTCCAGCTTGTTGTATAGCTGGTCACTGGATAGCAACGCTCTATCGTAGTCATTCACTACCACGGTGAATGTCGAAGAAGCATCCATAGCGCGGCTAACCTTGGCATCTACGATGCGCTCTGCCAGATGTGGCACGACCAATCGCTGCTCGAAGTAAAGCGCGAAATCAGTCATGTTCACATCAGTACCCATAAGCTCCTGCTGCACAGCTTGTGTAGTAAGCTGTGAAAGCTCTAGCTTACGACGGGCACTAACAGTTGTGGTGACTTTCTTGGGTGCTGTCATATTCCAGGCTACTTGTGATGTTTCGGCTTAGTCTTGGTAGGTGGAGGATTACCGACCAACGGAGGCTGACCAGGCATCGGGCCAAACAAAGCTGGTGGAATCAAGATGAGTTGGTTAGGCTTGATGGTCTTCGGATCACGGATCTTGTTCTTCTGTTGGATAGCCGCGGGAGTCACATACCACTTCTTAGCTATGGCAGCTAGCGTATCTCCGTGCTTCACGATGTATGGCGTAGTAGTTCCAGGCTTGCGAAGAAACTGAAGCACAGTCTCAGGGATATACTGCAACAGATGGAGAGTCGCGTCTTGCCTGTATCTGAATCCCTTACTTCCAGCATCGGTATCCCAGATAACATCAGTCCCGTAGTCAATCCCTGTGAGTATCCACGTGCCACCCTTAGCTGGCAGAGCACCATCAATCTGGATAGTCACAGGAGCCACCCATGCACCTGGGGATTTTATCATGTTGTTGACCAGCTGGATATCACGCTCCACACTGACTTGATCCATCCAGCCATCGAACATGACGGATACGTCCATCTGCCACGGATCATCACCGTCCCACTGAATCATCGACATTCGGCGGGGTCTTTGCACCGTGGTATATCTAGCACCACCGCCCATTATCTGCGGAGGATCTAGTCCACGCAATACCTGGACACTTACGCCGTTCGACGCACGTATGATGTAGTGTTTTCTAACGTCTTGCCGCATAATCCTGGTTCGCTCTCGCTACGGCTTTTGCAAGCACTTGTCTGTCAACCACGAGATTCACGTTGATATCCTTGCCACCGCCCTCACCCTGTCTAATGAAGTTAGCCACTGACGTGACTCCTGGTGCTTGAGGGATTAGCTGTCTATGTCCGGCGGGAACCGTTTGTCGCATTTGAGCACGATTACCATACTCATGCTCGTACCGGCTACGTGCCCACGACGGTAGCTGACTTGGATTAGACACCTTATTCGAGCCTATGCCGAATACGTGTCCGAGATGCTCAACGAATCCAAGCGGGCCTTTCAGCCAGTTGTAGATATCCTTGAGCTTACTCCAGATCCAGTCAATCAAATCCTTGAACGGTTTCCAGTGATTGTAGAGCAAGATGCCAGCTCCAATCAACCATCCTACCGGCCCAAGCATGAAGCCGAATGTCATGAGCATGATACCTAGTGCATCCAGCCAATGCTTCCTGATGAAGTCAATGGAGTGATTGACGAAGTTGTGGAACCATCTCCATTTATAGTAGAGAAGGACGATAGCAGCGACAGCCGCCACTCCTATAGCTAGCCACATGAGTGGGTTGAGTATATCAGCTATCGTTTCCACGCCAATCAGATCCAACAGAGCTGGGATCAATGCGTTGTAGATAGTCGCAACGAACTCCGCAACTGCTTTTGCTGCTCCTACTGTCATTTCCCAGATCCATAGAGCAAACCGCTTGATGACCTTCGTCCATAGAAGATCGCCTAGCCACGAGAGTGCGCTGCTTAGACTTGACCATATAGCCTTGGCTAGTCTTACAGCCGCTCCGGTTGCTTTATCCCACAAGCCTGTTAGTTTGCTCCATGAGCTTTCGAGAAGTCCAACTCCATCATTCTGCACAAACAAGAGCCGACCGAGCCTTGCGAGTGGCCCTGTATTGGTTAGATCCCTTGCGTAATCTCGCCAAGCCTTGGCAAGCTTGATGATACCGAGTCCACCATGACCACCAGAGTAATACCAGGAATCCATGATCTTCCCGATACCCATCATATCCTTGACAACACCAGCACCGAACATGGCAACTCTGAACGGTGCAGCCAATAGCTTGAAAGCGTCAAGAGCCAGATTCAATCCAAGCATAGTACCTTCGAGTAGCAAGAATCCAGCTATCAACACACCGAGATATGTGCCGAGCAGTTTGGCACCTGTATGAGCACCGAACAATCCACCACTCATCCATTCAAGAGCTTTGCTCACTTGTTGTATTACCCACCATATACCATGGAAGATGTTGTAGACAGTCTTGAGAGTTGTCTCTAGAGTGACGAAGAGATTGATGATGAGATGGGACTTCGGACTGAGCTGTTTGTCTATGGCCTCAGCGAACTGAGTCAAGCCAATCGGTCTACCTCGTCTAGCAGTAGGCCAGAGTTGCTCGTTTATACCAGCTAGCGTCTTACGCATCCAACCAAAGATTCCGCCCTCACCTTGGCCAACACTCTGAGATAGGAAGTCCTTGAATGTTGTGAATGCGCCAGTTAGTGTCTGGTTCGCTTGCTTGAGTGCCTGACCACTATACAGAGGCGATGATTCGATATACTTGTCATACGCCTGGATCACCTGCAAAGACGTGATCCCCGAAGTAGCAATGTTCTTGATTTGATCGCCTGTCAGTCCCAGCTCGACACGTAGGGCAGGCCAGATTTGCAGGTTGTCACGAGCTAGCTGGGTAATCTGCTGTCCCATAGGACGACCGATAGCCACCATATGTGCTAGTGCCGTGGATACACGATTCAAGTTGCTAGGCGTAGCTTTGCCCATAGCAGACAAGTTATCGATAACAGCCTGAATCGTGTCATTCGTCTGACCTACGGAAATACCAGCAGGCTTGAAGTTCGCATACATGTTACGGAACGCCGTAGTCATGTCTTTGAACTGGAACGGTGACGCAGCAGCCATTGCGAACAACTTACCAAGTTCTATGTTCATGGCCTGCGTACTACCCATGAATGGCCTCATAGCTACCGTAGCCGTATTCATGGCATTCTGGTAGTTGAGTCCCATTCGGAGAGCTTCGGCTCCGAATCCAACCAAGCCTAACGTACCATAGAACAAGAACCGTCTTGCTGTGAATAACGCTTGATTCTGTAGCCACGTCCTTTGAGTGGTTTCAGCCTGAGCTAGCGCGAGCTTCTGCTGTTCCTTGGTCAAGATGCCAGTAGCAGCACCAGCCTCAATCATCTCTCGCTTGTATTGAGGCCCGCCCATCATATACAGACGGACAAGGATTTGCTGTGCAGATGTTAGACTACCCCAGCCCATTACTACCTCTTGAAGAGTTGACCTACAGAGTTAGCGATATCCACAGCAAGATTGTGGTCCATTTGTTGCTTGTACTTCACCATTCTCTCACCGATCTGAACCATGAGACTCCTCTCAAGCGGATCTTTGATCTTGAGAAACCTCATAGGATCTAGTCCGAGAACACCCAATTGAGCTGCCATATCAAGTGCCTCGGTACTTATTCCCCCAACTGCCAGATTTCGGAAGTCAGATCAGCCTTGGTGTTTTGCAACCAACGCTGCAATCTCTCGGCGTGTGAGATGATTGCCAGTTCATTGTTACCGAACAACTTGCGAAGAACTGCCTTAGGAGATGCTTCCATGCCATCCTCCGGCTTCATCCCAACGAGTTCGGCAAGCCTTTCATCGAATCGACAAGGCTCACCAGTCTCTTGTGGATCAAGCATGACAGGCTCTTCCACACCTTCCGGCTGGACATACAAACCTTCGCAGAGATAGATCATCATTTCCATAGCGGTATTCAGATTTCTGTCGTAGATATCCTTATACCGCCTTTGCACGCCACGACCGATTTTCTCTATCTCCTGTCCAGTTGCAGGCATACGATACTTGATCTGCAAGCCTGAGGCTTCATATCCCTTGACAGGGATAAGTACGTCTTCAGCCTGAGTAAGCTCTTGCAGCTCTTGCTTGAAAGTATCGAGAATCGAAAAATCGGCCCCAGGTGAAAAACCCTGCACAGGAGGTATGACCTCCGTTGGATCATCCGATCTTACGTTCTCGTCCTCACGATCATACGGGAACTGCTTGGTATCCTCATATTGCTCTGTCATGTCTCTCCTTTCAGTGTCTTCACTCATGACAGATGGTTTATGTGATTATTTCATGCGCTCTGTTTGTTGTGTCGTTTGTTCAGGTGGTGGAGGTGGTCTGCGTTGTGGAGGTTGTGTAGGCGCGTCGGAATACAGCCAACTGATAGAGAACGCCAGTAGGCCACCGACGAGGAATGATTCCTCGTTGTTGGTATCGAAGATCCAACCTGTTGCCTTGAGTAGTGCGATAAGGAAACAGATTATCGCGATGAAAGCAAACAGTCGTTTCACGTCGAGCGTGATGCTACGCGAACGTGGGTGAAGCATTGACTGTTACCTCGATCTCGATTAGCGCGGCACCAGTGGTTTCTGAGTCCACGTCTGGATACCTGACTCTCTTGAGAACACCAGTCCAGATGACACGCTTAGCGCCGTACAGCGTACCATCCAGATTCATGGCATGTTGGGTAACTGTGACAGGCTCATTACCCACACCGTTGAAGAGCTTCGTGATGTATTGAGCATCATCCACTCTATCGTAGATTCTCTGTAGAGTGAGGTTAGTAGGATTCAACCTACCACCGAGAGCTTCGACAGCAGCCATGCCACCAGGGTAATACTTGACTTCATCCGAGTCAAGATCGCCGCCTGTTTTCTTGTCCCAAACGCCAAGGTTTGTCATACCACCAGCACCCGAGCCAAGCTGAACAATGATTGTCCAGGTATCAGCTCTTGATCCCTGATTGCGAATAGGCGTAGTCGAACCAGCCATCTATTTCACCTCCTTATCGGCTTTACAACAGCTGAGTGATTTGACGCTTGGCGATCTGGATTACGACATACTCGGCAAACGGTGCCATCTTCACACGCACGACAGCGTGAAGTTCGTTGTTGGCAAGGGTTGTCAGAGTATTTACAGCAGAGCCGGTATCAACCGTAAATGCCTGATCCGGGGTATCACCGAACAGATCACCTGCATTGTAGTGATTCAGCAGGTTACCTGCAAGTGCCGAATGGAAGGAGTTGATGGTAACACCGTTCTGTCCATCCAACTCCTGGAAGATGAAGTTCTCTCCGATACCATCCAGTTCAGCAGATAGATCCATGAATAGGCGAGCATTGCCAAAGTCCACCCACGACGGATCAGTGGTAGGATTGACAAGTGAGCGCCAACCGTAGTTACGAATACCACCGAACATACGGCGAATCACGTTGCATGCAGATGCGTTGAGCTGAGTGCGTGATGCATCATTCCAGTCAGGCTGCGACAAGTCTGTGCAATACTGCGCTTGCCCGTTGTTACCAGCAGCAGGCATGTTGGATCCAAGCGCAGGATCATTGCGACCTAGCAAACCTGCGATGAGGGCACACGGTGGTACAGTACGTGTGGTTCCTGTGGTAATGCCAGGAATGATGACCCACGGACAGAAAGCTGCGGCAAACCTGCTAGTAATACCGCTAGCTGCACCAACCAGCGTAGCCACCGTACCCGAGTTGGGCAGATCCAGTAGTGCTACGCGGTTGTTGTTCTGTGCGTGGCCTGTCAACTGATTGTACGCAGTTGAGCTAGTGCGACCAGGCTGTGAAACCTGACCAGGCCCAAGCGATGCTGAACAAGCATCGAGAGCCGTCTGCCACTGTGCATCAGCGACATTACTTCTATCATCATTACCTGCGCTAAGTGCGGCAGGGGCGGCAAGCGCAGGAATGTTGGTGGATACACCGAGTGTGATTCTGACGTAGTTGCTGTACTGCGACCACGTTACTGCTGATCCCTGATCCAACAAGTCACCACTCTGTTCGAGGACGACGTTGTTGATATCGGTGATCTGAAGCTGGTACGAGCCACCTGCAACACCCGAAACTACCGCAACCTTGTAGTTGGCTGACCAAGCACCAGGCCCGATTGCATTGACGTTGAGTGATACTGCTGCACCAGCATCATTGAGAGGATGCGTACCAACAGTCGCACCCGGCCCAACTACGCGACTGATGTAAACCTGAGCACCACTCTCACGGAAGAAAGTCTCGACAGCATCGTAAAGCACACTGTACGACTGACGTGTACCGAATGCTGTATTGAACTGATCGAGACTCTGAATCAGCGTAGGAGTGTTTGCTGGGCCTCTGTCAGTCAATCCAAGCGAGAACCATGTACCAGTATCGAGAGGAACCGATACAGGACTCGGAATCTCTAGGATACTGACAGCAACTCCTGGTCTGCTAGTCATTTGTCACCCCCTTCTTTAGCTAGGCGTGTAGCCTGATGCATCAAGCAACAGGCCATTCTCGAAGAACTCTTGTGCAAGTGGAGTTAGACCTGGATCAATGTCCAACGTGACAAAATCACCAGGCGCGGCAGTTGGAACCGCATCACTAGCTGGATCATCGAAATGCTGTGCATAATCCCCGATCCATCTATACAGCGTAGGCCCAGTAGGTGCAGTAGCCTGTGATTCAACGTCAGCCTTCTCACCCACTATTTTCTCGCCAGTAGTTTCAACAGCCGCTTCATCCTTGCTAGCCTTCGGTGTCGTCGGCACTAGGTGTCACCTCCCCTCCAAACGGATCGATGATATCAAGATCAATCTCGACAGTCTCAGCATCTGGGTAAGCAGCAGGAACTTTGATAGTCGGAGTAAGCGGCCCACCATACCTATGTACCACATCATCCACGTCTATGTGAAACGAGACATTCGCAGCCTTGAATAGCATGATCGGACTTGGAATGTTGATGTTGGGATAGGTTTCCTCGACCCAGCTCACAGAGATGATGTTGAGATCAGTAGTGGTTGGTACCTTATTGAGTACCAAAGCTCTAACTGCCGCGCCATAAGCCTTTACCATGCGATTGGCAAGTTCTTCGGTCTTTGCAGCAGTTGCGACACCTACGCCAACTCTCCAAATTGCGTGATATACTCCCTGTCCCGTAGAGCCTGGGGGAGCAGCTAGACCCTCAGATATCACCACTACTTTGGGTAGTTGCTCACCTTCGAGAGTATCGAAAGCATTGCGATTGATGTAGTTCTGTGGCGGGGGCAACAGACCACTACGCATGTTCTCTTGTCTCTCTTGCTCAGCGAGATACGTGGGAAACCACGTCTGTAGAGTGTTCATCACAGTATCCTCAACCTCGGAGGCTGATACGATCCTGTGGAACATCGGACTTATGGCTGGTGTAACCATTACGGCGCACCCGGCTCTACTGGCCTATCAAACGGTTCAACGATATATCCACCAATGATTCCCTTCCACCTATCCATGTCAGTGTCGAGAACATGCAAGAACTCACGCTTGGGGATACGTCTTTTGTCTGAACCGTACTGATGTACGAAAGCCCACGGACGTTTGGTGCCAAACTGGAAACCAGCTTTTGTCACTTGCCAGATTTGGTACGGAGCCTCTTTTGACGTGACGCTTCTATACAACGTGTCAAATCTGCCCTGTGACGTAAATGCGCTGTAGCTTGGATAGGCACCCTCGGTTCTAAGAATCTCGTAAGAACCCTTCTTCATCTGAGTGTCTATCTTCAACTGAGGATACGATGAGCCACCACGCGCACCACCTGAATCGATCTGTTCCTTGGTGATTCGGAGAAGATCCAAGCACAGCATTTCCATCACAGTATCCAGATTGTCTGCTAACGCAGCAGACTTATACATTCTGGTGGCAACGATCTTAGCTGTGCCATAGTCTGTGATGTAGACTTGTGCCATAGTTGCTAGAAGGGCTGACTCATGGAAAATGCGCGATCTGTGTCGTCGATCGGGAAGTAGTCCAAACCGTCTTCCATGTACTCAGGCGAAGTAATGACGATGGGCAAGTCGGTCACGGGATCTTGGATGACTAGCTGACCACTCAAGATCATGTTGAGCATCGCGATTGCTTCGTCGTACAACCTCTGTGCGAAGTTGTTGTTTTCCAACAACAGGCTGGTTCTAGCGGCGTAGTTGAAATACACCTGAGCCGCGATGAGCATGGAGGCGATCTCACGGATGATATCAGGCGTAGTCTCAGGAGTCGCCCAACCAGCGAGAGTTGGAGGATCTAGGATACGTGCCAGATATCCCTTGACAACACGAGCTACGCTAACTTGCACTAGCTTCGTGTTGTTCGCATCAGCCTCGATGACCTCACTGTCAAAGTGAGCATTGACATCATCGAGAGTTGCAAGAATCTCGATAGGCCCGCTGTTGAATACAGGCTCCGTAGGTGCGGTAGCACCAGCGTCATCTACGAACGTGACAAGATACCAACCATTCCCAGGTGACAGATTGGCCTTGTCAGTAGTGAAGTTGAGAGGCTCGGGAGCAGCAGGATTGATCGTAGGATCAATGTTCTGCGTATCAATCAGAGTCCAAGGGCCATCATCAGTTGAACCCTCTTGGATCTGGATTTGAGTCCACTGTAGCCCATCCTCACGTGGAGGCATATCGTAGCTGACGAATGTGACTATGTAAGTCATGTGGCATCCATCAGTTGATACGCTACTTGGATTCTTGCGCCAGAATCGCCACTCTTAGGATCAGCAACCGATTGCTGATCTGTAGTCACAATCAGAGGTAGACCAGCCACATCTGCATTGTTGAATGGCGATGACTGTAGTTTGAACGAGGCTACGTGACCTCCTGTGCCACTCCACGTCATTATTCCATCAAACCAGTAGTAGCCATTGGAAATCAGATTAGCGGTAGTCACGTAGATATCACCACCAGCCGTCCAAGCTACTGTTCCTGGTAGAACTGCGAAGTAGGCAGACAAAGGCCAGATGATTTTTCCAGCCTGTGCAGGAACGATTGTGATTGGAGCAGTACGTATTGCCTTGAGTTGTGCGTTTGTGATATCGAGTGTGGCAAGCATGTAGTCTCCACCTATCATGATGCTTGCATCGGATCTACCAGCACTACCAATTACGATCTTGCCAGTTCTCAAAGACTTGGGTAGAGCCACCGCGGGTTGGGGAGCTGCGGCAACCTCCTTATCCTTTGGTGGCTCTAACCCTTGTGTAGTCATGCGACTACTTCTTCGCTGCGGCGGGTGTTGCAGGCTTCTCAGGAGCTGCCTCAGGCATGACACCTGCGGATTGCAGTTCCTTCACTTCATCACCAGACAGCATGCCTTCCTGTGCCTTTGCCATCTGCTCGATGTAGTATTTGTTCGGTGAGTCAGAATATTCACCAGTCGCAACTGCCTCGGGATATTCCTGCTCACGAACGGCACCACTTGCGATGAGTGCCTCCCACTCATCATCTTCCACGCCTAGATCGGATTGTGAAACTTCATCACCAGGCTTGGCACGGAAGTTCCACTTGTTCTCTTCCTTGTTCCAATCGGCTTGGAAGTTTGACCATGCGTACAATTATCTCACCTCCCTTACCAGGCAGTTGCCGAGAAGGCGTTCTTGATGAGATATCCAGCACCAGCAGCCACGATCTTCAGATCGTACTTGAAGTTCGTGCGAATGAGGTCAGCCTTGCGAGACTCCTCACGCCAACGCTCAGTAGGACGTGTAGTACCATCGGGGTAAACCTGAGCAAACGTCTTACCGAAGGTCATGACATTCTGCCCAAGTGTAGGATCTACGATACCGATCCATACGTCCTTACCCCAGAACCACTGCAAGTTCAGCGTTGCATCGAGGTTCTGTGCAGCATTGTAAGTCGAGTCGAGCAAGATAACCTGACCCTGGAAACCAGTGATTGCCTGGAATGCATCATCCGAGGTAAGGCTGAAATACTTGAAACGATCGACAATGCGCGGATGCTGCTCGATGTACGACAGACCCTGAGTAGGAATGGCAATCACGTTCGGCCATCGGAGAGTGGCCGAATACACAGCACGCATG